CTACAGTCTTAGCACCGGAAAGAATCTCTACGATACAACGCTTCAGTTCTGCTTCATTCTTATCTGCCACCAATGGTGACATGTCTACACCGTACATCCTGATTAACTCTTGCTTGAGCATATCAGGATCGGTAGTCGGATCGAACACCATCATAACCTGCTGAATGGTTAGATCGTGTAAGTCGAAGGTCTCATCCCTATGGGAGGTGTCAATGCGCCAGAATGGTTTCATTACGTTGAAACCAGACTCAAGCATCTTGTCTATCGCCATCAAACCCTTGGGATAGAACTTCATCACGTCCATAATGAGGTGGTCAGCCCACTTCTCAATCTTTAAACACCTCTCCAAGCTAGAACCATTCGGAGGAGGAATGACCTGGACAATGGGACGAATACCAAAGATACGATTAGCTAACTTAGCTTTCTTCTTGCTAATGTGCCTCTCATCTGTCGGCATCTTGAGGTTAGAACAATCAGGGAAGGGAAACAGCTTCTTCTTCTTGATTCTCATTCTCTGACGATGCCACTGCTCTTGCTTATTGCGCCAGGTCTGTGACTTGTTCGTAGCTTGATTAACAAGGTTCTTATACTTAGTAACTATCTCCTCATCAGTAAGATAGTCGGACGGCGCACCAGAGGCCTCTGCAGAACCGGAGTCAGTAGTGGAAGGATTAAGCTTGCTGTATGCTTGTTCTGTTGAGTAGCCAATCATAGTCTAATAATCTCCGTACCCACTATCCCCTGGTGTTAACGCTTCTTGCTCATCATCACCCCAGAGAACTGTTTCTTTGAGGGTATCGTTGTTGTAATCTTTCCAGAACTGCTGAGTTACTTCTGCCTTTTCAACCTGCTCATAACTCCATGCCGGTTGAGTAAACTGCTCACAACCACTCATCGCATCAACCAGGTCATCATGCCGACTACCATTAGCAAAGGTAATCAACTCCTCATACGCTTCTTTATGATTGGCATTGATGAAATACTTACCAGCCTCAAACAAAGGCTGCAATGACCTGATGATTCTTTCGTGCTTATCTCTTATGGATCGATTGGTCTGTGCATCACGGATGGTGTACTTAACTTCATCAAAAGGAGGGAATATACCCTGACTATTAGCCTTTTCAACGATCTGGTTATAGAAGTCGATCTCACGGCCACCAGGAACTGCAAACTTGACACAACGTGACTTATAGCGTAGATAAAGACCAAGGCACTCACTAATATAAGAGCCAAGGGGAGCATGAGTACGAACATACTCGCATAGATAGCGATTTCCAGCAGTATCAATACCAACGACAACAGCAACTTTATAGTCAGACTTGGCTTCTTCACGATAGGCAGGGTCTAAACAAATGTAGTAATCGAGGTTTTCAGGTAGTTTGTCCCAATACTTAATATTCTTGTCAGTTATTGGTTGGCTGCCATCACTTACCGGATCATTAAGGTACTCAGAAGCGAAGGCACTAGAACCAATGGCTGCCTTACGAGCCTGTAAAGCTTTGTGATTCCACATCTCAGCCCAAAGTTCGTTACCTTTGTTCTGACCTTCTTTATCTGTGGCTAGGGTGTTCTTATAAGCCCTATACTCTCGCTTAACCCATCCATTATTCTCTGTCTTTAATACCTCATTGAGATAGCACAGAGGATGGATAATAGTGCCAATAAACGCACAAGTTGAATCAGGTAACAACTTAGGGATAAGTTCTTTGTTGACTCGCTCTCTAAGCTTATTCCTCTGTTCCTCACTGGCAGCCGAGTCGTTTGTCTCGATGTCGTCCAGTACGATGACTCCTCTACGGCCTCCCCGTAGCTGACCATTGATACCTGCGGCCTCATACGCTATCCCATTCTTTAGCTTGAAGTAGCTAGAAGACCACTGAGAGGTCTTTAAATCACCGAATATCTTGATTATTCGCTTGTTTTCCTCAAAGACCCGCTTGATCTTACTTGTGATCTCTCGTACTACGAAGTCCTCAGAGGCCGATACAAGGGTTATGTCGCCCTTCCACTTGAAGATACCAGCCCAAATGGGAAAGATCACAGAGCAAAGGGTTGACTTGGCAAACCCACGAGGTGCTGATACTGCAAAGAACGACTCCTTGGGAAGGAGGTTGTATATCTCTTTATGGAACTCAGGTGTCTTGGTGGTTAAGAACTCCGGCAAGAAGTCACAAGCAAAGTCATACATGTGCGTCATGTAATGCTCTACCATCTGCTCACGCTCTTTACTAGTGAGCAAACCTACCGCCATACAATATACCTTAAAGGGTGTATAAAAGGCATAAACAGCATATAATGCCCATTAAAAGATGCGTTATAAGGCATACTATACCTTATCGGGATTGACTAGGAGCAGGTGGAATACGACTTACATAGGCCTTAAGCTGCTCTTGATTGCGAATCTTGCGACCTTGCATGCCAGGCAGGTCTTTAGCCCTAGTGAGTTTCCACTCTTGACCCTTAGCTTCAACCGTATCTACTCTGGTTGGCATGCGAGCATCTGCCATTGCTGCTACACGATCAGAAGGAACCACTACCGCTCTCTTGTCTACATTGCTTGACTTTGCCATCTTTGAAACTCCGCAGTTTTAAGGTGTTTAAAATGGCACTTTTCGCCATCTTCACAGCCTAGAATCAACGATAAATCTATCGCCTACCACTAGGGCTATATTGATATAAAGGACAGCTTTTAGACCCCTTACAGTCATCAGCAGACTCCTCAAAACCATTGCACATATAGCACATGGCAAGGATGGCTCTTTTCAGGGTTAACTTACCGCCCTTCTGCCAATTCTGATAATCTAACTGACCTTTAACTACTCCCATTAGACCTCCGCAGTATGGTTGGAAAAATAGTGGTAGAATTTTTGGACAACTATGTACTGGGGTGAGAGTGGGGGTGGGGGCTGTGACCCTCCCCTAGGGCTATATATATTGATCGATCGTGCCGGAACTCTATTGATTATAAAGCAAATGTTTATTGATTATAATTCTTGATGCTATTGTTTTATTGCATGCTCGACGAGGTGAAGTTAACATAATACTAATTATATACCTACATCTATGCAACTACTTCAGCATCAATGACTTGCGATATATCTCTGTCTTTAGTAGCCTTCTTCAATCTAACCCTAACAATGTCAACGACTTCCAGAGTATTATCGTTAAGATTGATATTAAGGCCTTTATTCTCGCCCCAACCCCCAACCTTGCTCAAAAGCCTTGCTGTATCAAGGTAATCTCTGCAACCTTTGGATTTATTGGCACGTTTTAAGGCCTCGGCGAGAACTATGTCAGGAGTTGCACCAATATCT